CTTGAACGCATCCCCGTCCTCTGGCCAACCGCTCATGTTCATGCGCCAGGTCTGCGTGATCAGCGCGTGCCGCGTGTACTGCTCGACTTTGCGCCGCGCTGCCGTGATCAGCCGGGCGATGATCGTATCGTCATCGTCGATGTCTACCCGCAGATGCAGCTTGGCCTCTGCCGTGCTGAGCGGCTCTGTACTCGGCGCCGTGACCTCTGTCAGGCTCCAAGCCATCCTATGCCTCCTGTGCGGCCTCGATCCAGCGCCGCGCTGTGGCCAGCCCTACGCCATCGATCGACGCGATCAGCTCGGGCTCTGCGTCGGCCAGAGCACCCACTGAGGCGATGCCCAGCTCGCGCAGCTCAGCCGCACGCGCCGGCCCGATGCCAGGCAGCAGCTCGAGATCGCGCCTCTCGGGAGGCGGCTTGACCGCCTGCTCGCGCCGTTGCGCAGGCGTCGAGGCGATCGGCTCGGCATATCCTGCTTGCAGCCAGGCGAGCGCCGTTTCCCGATCGAGGTCGACCACCTGGCCCGGGCCATAGTTTAGCCCGGGCCCAGCGGCCCGCGTGACCATGCGTACTCTCATGGTGGCTAGTTCTCAGCCCGGCTGATTTCCAGCCAGTCTGTGCCATCAGAGAGCAGAGCGATCACCTCGTTCTGGTCCAATGCGATCGCTGCAGTCAGATCCTGCCCGTTGCCATCGCCCAGGTCTGCGAGGTTGATCGTCTGATCCGAAACATTGACCAGGACCAGCAGTTGCCCCGCTGTCCCGGCCGTGATCGTTGGCGTGACCTCACCGGCCGCCTGTATCGGCTGATAGGTGCCGGTGGCCGTGAACGCCGCGCCATTGGTGACCGTGATCGCTGTCTGTGCGACGATGCGCAGATCATCGGCCACGACCGCATCTCCGTCGGAGATGGTCACGCCGCCTGCAGTGACGGTCAGCCCACCGGCCGTGATCGCGATCGCGCCAGCGGACGTTATACTGTCGGCATCGACATCGCCAAGCGTAACGTCATCTACGACGATCGTCGCGCCAGGCGTGGCAACCAGGTCACCGCCGGCCTGCAGCTCGATCGCGCCGCCGGTCGCTACGACCTGCTTGTTGCCACCCTGCTCCATGTAGACCTGCGCGCTGTACGATCGCGGCGTGAACTCTCCCGGCACAGGTGCAGCCGAGGGAAACACTGCGAACACCAGCGCGACTACGGCCACGATCGCGGCCAGGACCGCGATCACTATTCCCCATCGCTTGTTCATGATATGCCTCCTGTAGGGGCGGGTTGCCCCGCCCCTGTATCTGCGCTTATAGGCCGTGTTTAGGCCGTGCCCTCAGCAGGGCTCACGTGCAGCTCGTAGGTCACCTCGTCGGCCAGGGTCATGACCGTCGGCCCCTTGCGGGAGCTGTAGCCGATATAGAATGCCATTTCTTCCGTGTTGTTGCTGCCATCCTTATCGACTACGACGCGCACATACCGCTCTCGAGGCCGGTACAGATCGATGATAAAGATCTGGTTGTCATCGTCGTCCTCGACCGTGATGCTGGTGCCCGTGAGATCCGCGGCATCGCTCGGAGTGGAGTCAGTGCCGCTTTCCGCGTGGATGTTGGTTTCTGCGCCGGTGGCAATGTCACCGAACTTGACAACCATCATCACGCCCTCGAACCCTTGCATATCAAAGGTCGCACCGTTGCGATCCGCGTTGCCTTCTGCGTGATCCAGAGCGGTGCGGATCTGGACGTTCTTGCTCAAGTTCATCTCAAAACCCTCCTGTAAGGGCGGGTTGCCCCGCCCCTCTATCTTCGTGATAGCGGCTACCCGCCATCGACTAGGTCAGCGTAACCCGCACGAACGCTTCCTCGAGCACGGGCATGCCATCGCACTCCAGGCGGCCGATCAAGCCCACCTGGTTGGTCGCGGCATAGAGCTCGACCAGGCGCTGGATCTCCATGCTCAGCGAGTCCGCGATCCAGTAGCCTGTGGCCCAGTCTCCGAGGATGCCCACATATTTGCCTGTGGTGAACGTGTTCGGCGCATACTCGCTCATGTACGCCGGGAAGCCCAGGATCCGGTCCGGCTCGCCTACGCGCACACTCTCGCGCCAGATGTACTGACCCTCGCCATCCTTGAGCTTGGCGATCTGCTTCACGCCATCCCGGTGGAACAGCCAGCGAGCGCGCGGCCAGTATTGCATCTTGAGCGTGTACTTGGCCTCGATCAGACCGTCGAACATGATGCTGGTGTCCGTGTTGCCCGTGCTGGCATCCCGGCTGGTGCTGATCCCGAGGTCGCTCGCTGTGAACACGCCCAGCGGCTCGCCGGCGCCGTCCCCATTGAGAAATGCATTCTCCTCGGTCACAGCGAACTTGTAGGCCAGGCGCTCACGCACCAGGTCCTCCGCGTCCGCTACCAGCCGAAGCAGCTTACGGCTGACCTTGATGTACTTGGCCAGCGGATGCGGATTGAGCTCCCGGGTTCCAAAGGACATGGTGCTGTCCTCGCTCCCGATCGCCAGCTCACTGGTCCAGGTCGGGTCGGCCGGGTCATTGTCCAGGCTCGGCGCTCCCAGCGCCTGCGCACTGGCCACCTCGTGCCGCGTGGCCCACTGGCGCACGAAGGTCAGGTCGTCCACGGCCTGGATCAGGTCGCGCACAAACTGTACCGGCGTGACCAGGTAGCCGCCGTAGATGTCGCTATCGGCCTGCAGGGCTCGCAGCTGGATCCGCGCCCCGCCGCTCTCGAAATCGCGCAGGAAGCGGTTGAGCGCGGTGCGCTGTTCGCCCTGCCACTGCTGAACCCGCGTCTCCTGCTCGTCGCCGGATGTGTCCGGATCGGGCAAGATGGGGTCCTGCCGCGACTGCTGCAGATCGGCCTCCATAGCCTGCTGCCGCTGCGTGCGGTCGATGCGCTCGCTGAGATCGTTGACATCCTCCATCAGCGCATCGTAGCGGTCCTGCTCTTCCTGGGTCAGGTTCCGGTCGTCGGCATCTGCCCCGTCGATGATCTCGCGCGCCTGGTGGATCAGGTTGGCGCGCCTCTGCAAAAGCTCTCGCAAGTTCATCGTCATACCTCCACTTGATGATCGTCGTCTGTTGAGTCCGTTCCCGGCTCAGGCGCCCGGCCCTCCGGTACGTCTGCCCGGTCCTTGTGTCCTGCACCCCCTGGTGCAGCCTTGTCTCGATATGGGGCCACTCTGCGGATCGCCCGCAGTTTCATCGGCCCAATGCCTGGGATCGCAAGCAGCCGTTCATCCGTTGCCGCTGCCAGATCCTCCAGGCAGTGATACCCGTCTTCCTCCAGGAGCTCGCGCCAGATCAGCCCAAGCCCCGTCTTCCACAGATCACTCGCCATCCGCGTCCCCACGTGGGGAAAATCGCACCTCCTCGAGGTCGAGGTGGCGCCTCAGCATCGCGATCGCCTGGCCGCGCTCTGGCTCTGGCGCCTGCATCTGCTGTGCGCGGCTGCGCGCCTCGACTGAGGTCTGCGGGTACGCTGGGAAAGTCACCGGCGAGACGTCGAACAGCTTCACGTCGAGCAGCGTCCGGATCACCTCTCCCTGATCGTCCTCTTCCCAGAGATCGCGGCGAACCTGGAAGCCAAAGGACATCTGATCGACGTCGCCGCGCCGGATCGACTCGGTAAAGTCGCGCGCCCACTGCGTGTCCGGAGGTGTGATGTCCACGGCCAGGCCCTCTTCATCCTCAACGAGGTTCAGCGTGCCGCTCCGGGTGCGTCCGAGCACATAGCGGTCATCATGCTGCCATAGGGCGCGCACATCGTCCTCGCGCACGGCCCGGGCAAAGGCGCCCGGCGCGATCTGCTCGCGGAACCCGCCCAGGTCCTCACTCAGCTGCTCGAATACCGCGGCGTGGCCCAGGATCTGCGGCCGCTCGCCCTCCCGCTGTTCCACGCGCAGCTCGTGCACCTGCACGGTGCGGCGCTCCATCTCGCGCTGTTCTGTTGGCATGGTCTCGCTCCTGTTCCTGCCTGCCGCGTGTATGCAGGCAAAGATCGCATCCTCTTCGCTGCCGCCCTCCTCGAGGACCGCGTTTGCGGCCGCAACACAGGCCGCGACCTCGTCATCGCTCCAATCGTCCCCAACGGGAGGACTAGG